GGGATTAGGGCGTGCGCTGGCCGTGCGAGGCGTGCGCGGCGGGGCGGCGAAGCGGGGCAAAACAGGCGGCGAGCAATGGGACAAATCTGCAAAACCGATGGGACTGTGTCCCATTGCCCTGTTTTCAAGGGTTTTCGGGCTTTCGACCCTCGTTTTTCGCCGCTTCATCAATGGGACAGAAAACAGATTTACAACTAAATCAAAACAGCGCAAAAAATCAAGCGGTTCCACCTTGGGCTTCAGCGTCCTCGGCGGGGCCGCTTTTTGTTGCGGAGCTGCCGTTGTGATACGTCCAGTAAATAGACTCTTTTTTCCGTTCGACGTGCTTTCGATATTTGAGATGAACGAGGTCAAAAATGTCCTCCCGCTGCTCCTCCGGCAGGAGGCGATACATGGCGATCAGATCGGCCTCCTCGCCCTCCAGCGGCGAGCCGTCGCAGATCAAACCCGCCGTCTTCTGATGGGCGAAGAGGTCGTCGCTCGCTTTTGCGGGGGACGGTTCAATTTCGAGTAAGTAGTCGGCGGACACCTCGAAAATTCGGGCAAGCGAAGCAAGCGCATTATACCCCGGCTTGCTTTTCCCAGTCTCCCAATCGCCGACGTTTCCGGGAGAAACGCCAACTTCTTTCGCAAGCTGGCCTTGGGTAAGGTTCTTTTCAGAGCGTAGTTTTTTTAGTAGGGCACTGAACACAAAAATACCTCCTCGAAATTGCGGGTAATTCACACGCAAAACTATTGACAAACTCGTAAATGCGAGCTATACTAAGTGCGAAAAGTGGTTTATGAATAAAGCAAAATAAATCATAGCACACCCCGACCGAAAAGGAAATAGCAAATCGGCGAACGGTAGAGTAAAAGCGAGCGGCGAGGGTCTTCCCCCCTTACTTCAATTCATTCCCGGCGTTACAAATTGGGCAAAGCACCACACGGCGGACGCCTCGCCGCCGTATGGGAGTACCGCAAGAGCAGCACCGATGCTTCGAAAGTTTACAAACCGAAGCATAGCGAAAGAAGTCGAGAGAGCTTGCGCGGTTGGAATCGGCAGGTGTTGGCGCACCGCAGATCCTTTTAGAGGAAGTCGTTCTGATTCTCATTTCTCAGCGACCCTCGCCGTTCACTTTTACTCTACCACAAACGCCGAGAAAAGGAAAGGAGGCAGATCATGAGACGCGGCAAGAAGCCCACCCGCAAGCAGAAGATCCGGCTCGGGCAAGCGGGCCTCGCCCCGGAGAACTGGCTGGTCGTGAAGCAGAAAGCAAACGGCGAGCTGATCATTTTGAACAAGTACCACGACACGATCCGCGTCATCCCGCCACTGGCCGGATGAGCTTTGCAGGAAGGAGCAGCAGCATGAAGGAGCAACCGCACATCTGCCCACTGTGTGGGCGAGCATACGACGAGCCGCCCGCGCTGTCGCGAGTGGACAACCAGACAGACATCTGCCCGAGGTGCGGCATGATGGAGGCACTGGCGGCCATGCCGAGGCGGGAAACGCCACAGGATCGGACGCGACGGGCCGTGTACGCCACGGGCAACCGCTGGGCGATTGAGAACTTTGAAGCGACCCACCACTAAGCCGAAACGCCCGGAAGGGCGTCACCGGGAACTGCCCCACCCGGTCTGAAGATGGCAGGGCAGAAAGGAATGACGGCAGCATGAGAAAGATCAAGAAGATCAACGGCTTCCTCGTGGTCAAGTTCAACGACCGCGAGAAGCGCGAGTACGAGGGCACGGCCCTCGGAGAGTACGGCGTGATCGACGCGGAGGTCTACACGGGCAATCTGGACATCGACCGGGGCGCGATGGAGTACGACGACGCGGACACGCTGGAGGTGGCCGTGGAGCTGGCACGGGGGCTGGAGTCCGAGGAGGATATCACGGGCGAGCCGCCCACCTACACCGCCGCCGTGGAAACGAATGAGAGCTATACCGAGGAGACAGTGGAGCCCGCCGCCCTGATCGAGGGCTGGACGTGCCGCCTTGCCACGCGGGTCAAGAGCAAGCACTACCCCGACACCGACCCGCGCACCGCCGCGCACGAGCTTTACGGCTTCAAGATGGCGCTGCATCAGATCGGCTTCCTGCCGGAGAGCGAGGTCATCACCGACCCGGACACCTTCGGCGCGGGACGGTTGGACGGCCCCATGCCGCGCAACCCCGAAGAGCTGCTGGCGTTCGTGTGCGACGAACGGTGCAAGAACCGGGCCGGACACACGCAGGAGGAGCTGGACGCCATTTGCGCGAAGTGCCCGCTGGGACAGCTCTACGAGGACGCGGAGGCACAAGACCTGCGCATCCGGGAGAGGAGCGAGCGGGTGCTGCGGGAGCACATTGAGGTCATGAGGTACGTCGAGGACGCTGCGACCGTCCTGCTGGGCAGGAATGAGGCGCGTGCTTACCTTGCGGCGCTGCGGGACGGACAGATCCTGCAGGAGAACGAGTGCGAGCACTATGCGGCGCAGATCGCCGAGGCGGGCGCAGCGTGGGAGACGGTGCTGGAGGGCGTGAGCTTTGAAGACCTCTCCCGGCTGCGGCACCTGCTGCGGGAGGTGGACGAACACACCAAGGACGGCGGCGAGCCGTTTAACGGCTTCCGGCACGAGACAGAGCGCATCCCGGCGCATCGGCTGGAGGAGCTCCGCCAGCTCGGGACGGCGCTTCTCGGCGAGTGCCCGGAGAACGACTGCACGATCTACCGCAATGTGTTCCGCATGGCGGTCGACGTCGACGGGCAGATGGGCAAGCTGACGGGCCACGCAAGGGAGACGATGCAGCGGGAGTATGATCGGCTGCTCCGGGAGTTGAACCACCTCTACACCATGAACCACGCGGTGAAGAAGTACCGGGAGGCGCAGCATGACAGGACTTGAACTGCTCAAGGCCCCGGAGGCAACGGCGGGTGAGATCGCGGATATCATCTCCGCGCCCTGTCCGCCAACTATCCCCGCCCACTGCGACGGCGTGAGCTGCCGGGAATGTTGGCTGACGTGGTTGACAGGCGAGCCGATCAAAGAGAAAGAGCCGCCCGACAAGCGGACGGCTCCCGACGAGGAAGGGCTGCATCCCAACCTTGTCGCGTTTCTCAGACAGCGCAAGCACTTACTCGGAGTGCTTGAAGATGTCAAAGACGATGTTACTGCTGGCGCTCTCGATCATACTTCTCAATAGCAAGAGCGGCAACCATCGCCATCATTCGTGCGAGGTCTTCCGTGAATACCGAGTCCTCACTACCATTGAAACGTTCGGGATAGCGAGCGACAAATGCCTCGGTCACTTCGCGCGTAAACTGACGCACATCAATCATGATACACACCTCCTCCCTTGGCAAAGGCCACGTCTCAATTATAGCCTTCCGGGAGGGCAAAGGAAAGGAGCAGCAGAATGTTCAGCACAGAAGACCTCAAGACCGCGATCGGCGCGACCGTCATCGCACGGCGGAACGCGGCAGCGCGGCTGCGGGAGGCGGGCAACCCCCGCGACCCGTTCCGGGCGCTGCCGGGGATGGAGCAGCAATTCTTTGAAGCGGCGCAGAGCGTGCGCAGCTACGACCTCGTTCTCAACTTACTTGAGAGAGAAGTGAAGCGGGAGGCGCGAAAGCGTGCGGGGCGCACGGCGCAAAGCGCGGCGGCGTTCCTTATCACGGCGGGGCTCATCATCCTCGCGACGCTGGGCTTCGCGGCGGCGCTGCTGCTGATGCGCTGC